TGTAGTGTAGATATTGCAAAATCCGGTGTGTTTGGAGTTGTTCCATTTAAGCTTGTTGCGCTTGCTTGTCCTGATATTAATTTGTCTAGTAATCCCATAATTGTTGTTTTATTATAAATATTATATTATTGTACTTCGTATAAACCTAAAGGAGCCATTTCAGGTGTTTTCTTAACTAATTGTGCTAATAGTTTATTAGTTTCATTCATATCTGTACCGCCTCCTCCTAAATTAGTACCAGCTACTAAAGTGTCTTGATTATTTAATGCAATTGAACCTTTGGGGGTAGAAACAATACGATCCCCATAACCTGGAGGGATGATACCATCATCCATAGTTTTTGCTTGAGAACTAGCCGAAGACATAGCTGCTACTACTCCTGCTATACCTGCTGCTATAGCTATTGCTCCAATACCTAAAGTTGCTGCTGATGCTGCTGTTACTGCTGCTATTGCTCCTGAAATTAATGCAGGTAATTGCATAGCAGCTGCTATACCCGCTCTAATTAAACCTGGAACTAGTGATGCTGATACTGCGATACCTGCTGCTGTTAATGCCGCTGCTATACCAGCAGTTACTGGTCCCATGTTTGCTAAGGTTTCTTGTAATGATATTGTTGGATCTATTATAGCATTAATAATTTCACTTATACCATTAAACGCCTCTAAAATTGGAGTTATTAAAAAAGAAACCATTTCTAAAGCTGGTACAAGTATGTCCATTATTGGACTAACTATTTGCATTATAGGTGTTACTAACTGAACAAAAACGTCTTTAATTTTTTGCATTATAGCCTGAAATTTTTCAGCTTGACTATTTTGTTCTCTTAATCCTTCAATGCCATCTTTTTCTATTTCAGCTGTTGCCTGAGCTAGACCTACTTCTTTAATTCTTTTTTGTAATAATTTTTCTTGTTCCTTTGCTTGGTCCCCAGTAGCACCTGCTAATTGTTCTTGAACAAATAAAGTTTCTGCTAAACTGTCTCTATTCATACCAACAGATTTAGCTAACGCATCTTGTTGGATTCTATTCATTTCAGAAAAATCTGCAGATGAACCTATTTGATCAGATATTTCTTTGGCTACTGTAGCTAAGTCATTATTTAATGCTGCTTGTCTAGCTTTTTCTAAGTTAATATTTTTACCTAATAATAATTCAGCTTGTAATTCATTTTCAATAGATGATTCAAAATCAAGTAGACTATCTGCTATATCTTCAACTTTAGACATTTCCATACCTAAAGCTTTTGCAGTTGCTACAGCCTTACCTATTAATTTAGGATTTTTTCCGAATGATAATGTTGTAGCAGCTGATACTTTGCCTATATCTTTTAATAGTGATTTTTCATTTAATAAAACACCATTTTGCATTGCTGACATTTTAGCTTGAGCCATAAACTCACCTGTAATGTCATTCATAGATTTGCCTGTAGCTAATGAAATATTATTAATATCTATTAATTCTTCATTAGTAAATCCTGCCATGTCTCGCATTTCAGTAAATGCAATAGCATTTTCACCTGCTAAAACAACACTAGTTCCTAGAGCATTGTTTATAGCCATTTGGGACTCTTGTATCCCTTTAGTAGTGACAAAAATATTACCAGATTCATTAGCCTGTTTTGTAAATTCTTTTCGAGTTGCTAGAGCTTCATTATAGCTCATATTTAGATTTTTAGCTAAATCACCTGCTCCGGCATCTACTGCTAAAATAGCATCTACAAGTTGATCAGCTAAGAATTTAGCTATTGCTAATGGGTCTTTAAGGTTTTTGATTATAGATTTACCTAATGAAGCAAAACCAGCCTTTAAAACCTTTAATTTTCCTCCAAACCCTACTGTTTCTTTTCCTCCATTAGAAACTTCTTCTGCTACCCTTCGCATTTCCTCCTTAGCTTCATCAATCCCTAATTGGTCAACTAAACCTCCTAAACCTAATTTATCTAAAGCTTTTTTAACTCCACCAATTAAAGCACCCCCAAGACCTAAAGCCTTATTAATTTTTTCTTCTTCTGATAATCTTTCTTTTGCAGCAATTAAAAGATTTCTATATAAACCATCGTTTCCAGTTAATACTCCGTTTATTTCTGTTAAAGCTTGTTCTTCTTCTTTTGTTAAACCTACTGTATTTTTTTTATTAGTTAATACATCTTTAGTAGTAACTAAATTAGCTCGTTCTGCTTTAATTTTTTCTTTAATTCCGGTAAGTTGTTTTTTATTTAACTTATTTATTCCGTCTTGATCATTTTTAAGTTTTTGAGCTAAACCAGATAAACTATTAAATGATTTTTTAGATTCACTTAATCCTTTACTCCCTTTTGAAATTTCATCAACAACAGTCTTAAAAGCAGAAGAAATGCTTCCTATATCACTTTGAATGTCTTTTAGTTCGGCTTTTAGTCCCTTTAAAGCTTGTTCTGCTTCGTTAATTTCATTAACATTAAATATTTTAAGGGGTTTACCACCTAATTTTGCAGTTAGCTTTTGAATTTCGTCATTAAGCTTTTTTATATCGTCTTTAGCAGCCATTAGTATAAGTGGGTTTTATTATAAATATGGTTATTTATAACTTGTTTTACCTTTATATGCTTTTGATTCTTGAGCAAAGGCGGGGGTGTTTACTTTACCTCCAGCATCAACCATATTTTTTGTTCCTTTACCCCCGCTTTTTGCTTTATCATATTCATCCTTTTCATTTTTATAGAATTTATCTATTTCAGAAAATGTGTATTTGCGAAGCCATATAGGCATATTATAAACAGAATTATAGTCATATCCCCCTTTACCATGAAATAAAATTTGGTGGATTTGAGAAAAAAGTGATTTTCTAAAAATTGGGGCTATATTAATAGTCAGGCCAAAAAAAGTTGAGCCCAATGGGCACTACGACCTCCTCACCGCTTTCAAGAACATAATCTAAATTAATATCGGGCTGTGTATTTTTTATGTGTTCTCTAAAAGCCCTGGAGTCTCTAGCTAAGAAATAGTTATCAACAAAATCTCTAATATCTTTTTTTTCATCTTTTCCATCTACTGACAATATCATATGTTTTAATCTGGTAGATAATTCAGGTGAAGCATCTTTATTTATTTTTTTTAATCCTGCTACTTCTCTATTTATTTGTTTCTCATCTTTACCTGTAATAAGCTTATATGTAAGAATTGTATCAGTTGAAGGTAAGGTATATGAAAATTCATTTTTACCTGCTTCAAATTCGTTTTCATCAAACTCTTTATTTTCTAAAGTAGAACAATCTATAGTATAAGATTCACCTTTAACAGTAATTTCATAGTCCTTACCATATCCTAATACTCTAGCTGCTATTAATAATGCATTTTTATCTCCTACAATTAAATCATCGATGTTAATTTTTTTATCTACAATTAAAGAACTAAGTAACTTATCTAATACAGTACCTTTTTGAATAAATGATTGATTAGAAAGAATATCTTCTTCTCTAGCTGTCATATATTTCATTTCTACTTTACCACTAGATAGTGGATTGTCTTTTGGATAAATTAAGCCTTTTGATGGCAGTTCTACCTCTTCGGTTGGGAATTTAAATTCGCTCATATACTTTATTTAATTAATAACGTTTATTATACATATACAATATAAAAAAAAGCTTGGCGTAAGCCAAGCAATTTTTAAAAAAAGGAGGGGTAATTTCTTTTTTAGAAGTTTAGTATACAGTAATCTGGTTGTACTGTTAATTGTAATTCTACAGCAGCACTTTCATTGTCCCAACTATAATCACCGAAGTTAGCTTCTGTAATCATAGCACCTTTGATAATCCATTCAGATACAATATCACCTACAGGTCCTAATACGTTCATAGTTAAATCTTTCTTATAGAAATCACTATATCCATCTCTACCTGTTACTGATTCATGATGTAATCTAACCCATTCCATACATGCTTGCGCACCTGATGGTGTAATTGGATCAAATAACGTCATTTGAATTGTATTCCAAAGTGTTTTACCTTTAACGTATCTTGCAACGTTAATATGGTTTAATTGAACTGTACCTTGGGTTAATGAAACAGCTCCCATACCTTTTATTTGGTATGAAGGAATCCCGTCAACATATAGGATAAACCTATTTTGTTGCTTTGGTTCAAATGCTGTATAAAATATTTCGTTCGGGTCTAATACTGCCATTGTTGTTTATTTTATTATAAATATTCTATTCTTTTGTTTTTATTCAGGAAATGTTGCTCCAGTTGGTAAAACGTTGAAATCTAGAATTACAAATTCCGCTGTTTTAGTTGGTTGTAAGTAAATTTGGCCTACTAGCTCATTTCTATCGATTACGTCTGGTGTATTATTGGAAGCATCCATTACTACTTTAAACGCATATAATCCTTGTCTTTGTTGTACTGATTCTAAGTATGGGTTAACTTGTGCCAAGAAGTTATTTCTTGTTGAGTTTGTATTTTGTTCAAATACTAAACCATCTGATACTTGTACAATATAAGATTTTAGTGCTATTAATAATCTACGTACATTTACTCTATCTAAAGCACTTGCTCTTTTCTGTAATGTTTTCTGTCCAAATACTACAACTCCACTTCCTGGGAATGTAGCTATTGGGTTAACATTTGCTTCATATAAAGTATCTCTGTTTCCTGATGTTAATTTTCTTTCTGCTCTTACTACACTTCCTAAAGCACCTCTAACTAAACCTGCTGGTGCAAACCATGGGTCAGCTGATGCGTCTGTAAATGCATATACTGCGGGGATATACGTTGAAGCTGGCGCCCAAACTGTTTGTCCAGTAACCGCGTCGATCGTTTGTAACCATGGCCAGTAAGCAGCGGCATATGAAGTGTCATATGAAGAAGCTTGTGTTGTTACTTGGTTAACTGATGAATTATATCCTATTAAATCAATTACTGCAAGGCAATCTGTTCTGTTTTGAGCTAATGCTACTAAAGAATTAACTTGAGTACCATGATCAACTCCATTTAATCCAGGAGCAGATATTACATTAAATTGATAATCATCTTTATTATTTAATAATGCAATTGTTTGAGTATATCCTGCTGGTGCAATTCCTTGAATGTTTGCTGCAGTGATATTTTCATTAAATTTAGCATCATTGTTTTCAATATTTTTACCTGTAGCGGCTGCAAATGAACCTGATCCTACTAATGGTAAACTTCCTGTAAATTGTGGTTTTACTGAACCATCATTATTGAAATATTGAGGTGTTGGTGTACCAACGCTTTCTACATAAACATAAGCACTTCTACGTGGGTAATTACCATTTGTTTTTACATAATAATCTGGTCCATCACTTTCTACTGTAAAGTATGTGTCTCCAATTACTTTACCTATATAGTTAGGTGCTGTTGGATCCATTGAAAGATTATTGTAAGTCTCTAATATTGCTTTTTGGTTGTTAATATCATTACCTCTTCTAATTAGTAATGAAAATTGTCCAGATGATGTATTTGTTGTAGCTATTTCCCATCTTAAGTTATCAGCTGATCCACTTGGTAGAGAACCATTAGCTGTTACTGGGCTGAAACTGTTCATAAGTTCCCCTTCAGAAATAGTTTTTAATACAAAAGATTGTTTTTGATACTGAGTAGCTGCGTTGTCTTGCCAAGCATTAGCCATAATACCACTTTGATTTGGTCCTGCGGCACTACCTGAAGTAAATGCTGAAGTAAATGAACCTGTAACGACTCTTGTTACTAATAATGATTCACCACCATTTGCAAAGTAATTTCTTGCTGCTATTGAGTTTAAATAAGTGTAGTATTGGGAACCGCTTTCTACTGCTCCACCAAAAATAGCTTCATATTGTGAAAATGTAGATACCGCTGTTGGGATATTGACTGGTCCTTTAACTGCTGCTCCAATTATTGCAGCGCCAAACGTAACTGGTCTTGCACCAATAAACGACTGATCATTTTCTCTTGCTAATACACCTGGAGATATTAATGTTTCTGCCATTGCTTATGTTATTATAATTGTTTATTTTATTATAAATATTAAGAATTACCTCAAAAAACTATTTTAGTGGTATAAATTCCTCTTTTTCTAAATCAAGATTACCATCACCATACTTTTCCTGCATTTCTTTAGCAGTTTTTTGTTGTTTTTCTGATAGTATTTTGAAATCGCTTAATATTTTTGCTTTATTCTCTTTTAATAAATCTAGTTGTAATTCAATTTGTCCTATTGAACCAACTAATTTATTGGTTTCTAATTGATATTCTGTTAAAGTTGCAACTTCTTCTTTTGATAACTTTTTCACTAATTTCATAATTTGTAAATGTTTATTATAAATATATATAAGTAATTAGAAAAATACATTTATTGTAAATATTTCTAACTTCTTTTTCTATGATCGTCAGTTGGGTTTTTTAATGGTTGACCTGCATCCTCTATATCACTAACTGCTTCTGCGTTAATAGTAATTTTAGCTTTTGAATTATATACTTTAGTAGCATTTAATTCTTTTTGTATTGTATCTGGTAGTATGTATCCTCTTAATCTAATATTAAAAGTACCAGTAACTAATCTATCTTTACCTTGAGTCAATTCAGTTGCTGTAGTAAATGTATCTATAAATGCTCTAAATTGAAATCTTTCAGGCATTCCCCAATAAGCATCTGAAGCGTATTCACATGCTTCTATTACTTTATTTAATTGTTCCATATAATATGTCTGAATTATACAGCTATATTCCATTGTAACATAATCTGGTTGTGCTACAACATGGAATTTTTCAACAGGTTTTCTGTTGTTTAAAGTACCAAAATTACTATAAAAGTTTTTTGGACTATATTGTTTAGACCATTTACCATATAAATTAGGTTGGTTTGCATCTAATTTATTTGCTACTGTTCTATCTTTTGACAAAGAATCTCTTTTAAGTACAAGAATAGGTAACATGATAGCACCTTTTTTATCTCTATAATATCCATCACGTTGAAATGATTTCCATCTTTCAGGAGCACCATATATTACTGGTACTTCTCTACGTTGACCATTTTGATATACAAATGGTTTTATTTGATTTTTAAAGTAATAAAATATAGCTTCATCAATATCTTTTATACCAACAGAATATTGTTTTGTAGTATCATCTTTCATACTCATTTGAGATGATCTATTTTGTGCTATTCCTGTATCTTGATAATTGGGATTAACAGGCATAATAGCATCATTAGGATTTGTTTGAATCCCTCTATCTTCAAAACCTTCAAAAGCACGATGTTTGCCTTCACTTAAGGTTAATTGATATTTTGGTATTGGTTTTCTTGGTTTTGCCATTACATTCTTTCTATATTAGGAGAAATTGCTACTTTATCTGCTGGTATATAATATGTCGATACTAATATTGAAACATTATTACCAAATTTTTCTAATCCTGGATTCAATGGGTTTGGTGTTCCATCAGAATCATTATTAGGATATTCAGGATTTTTACCTCCCCAATATTGGTTAGCAATTGTACTTTGAACTCCATAGTACCCTTCTTCGAATAATATAATATCTCCTACTCGAGGCACCACGTCTTTTTCAACTAAATCATCTCTTAGGAAGTAAAAATTAATACTTTGATCAAATTGTACACCCTCATTATTTAAAGAAAAGTCTTGATCACCTCTATCCATTAAAACATTAAATAGAAAAGGACCATCATAATATTTTTCTTCAGCGGCTTCGCCATAGATATTAACTTTAGTTTCTTCTAATTTAAATTGGTAGATAGCGCATTGTTGAGTAATAATATTACCCATAACCTCTCTATTAAAATTTCGCATCAGAGACCAATCTCTGACTCCTGTAAACATTGCCATATTATCCTATAAAAATAGTCCAAGGGACTTGTTGTAATTCTTTCATTTTAGAATCTGCTTCATTAGCTCTTCTTTCTAAAGAAGCCATTCTTGATGTTTCATCAAAATAAGTTCTTAATCTTTCGATTAATGCTGTTTTTTCTGCTGTAGCCGCTCCTAATAAATCTGCTTGATTAAGTGTTACATCTGCGTTAGGAATAGGAACTGTACTATATTTACCTCTAACGTAACCTAACATTTCTTTAGCTAATGCTAATGTATACTCAAATATCCATTGTCTGCCTACTGAATTGATAAATTCATATGTTGGGTTTTCATATGGAGCATTAGATACATTTGTAACTCTATCAGGTGTTTGTTTAACTGATGTTGCTATTCTTTCATCTCTTAAAATATATTCAAACCATATTTGAGGTCCTGTTGACCCAGAAGGAATATTATTAAAGTTTGGAATAGGGAATATTCTTAATTTATCTGCTCTGATTTCAAATGAATAGTTATTCATTCTAATCATTTGATTCATTTCTATTTGTTGTATTACCTGTAAATCATAATTTAAAGGGGCCATTAAATATCCTAAACCATCTCCAAATCCACCTATACCTGCTACTCCAGCAGCTAATACACCACCAAATCCAAATCCATTATAAGGATCTAAATAACGTGAGGATGCTGGGTAAGGTTCTTGATAAAATACTCTTTTAATTTCAATTCCATGTTGATATTCAGAACCAGTATAACCACTTTGGGTCATAAAAGTTTGAAATGAATAATCTTGTTGGCTTGATGTTAAATGGAATGATCCTGAATAATAAGGCACATTACCTCCACTGCCTGCTTCTTCACCATATTGTTCAGTTAATCTAACTATTGGTTCAAAACTCGGTGTTATAAGCGCTTGGTTCAAGTTTGACCCAGTGGTTAACCCCTCGATTGATAATTGATTATCTCGTATTTTATACGCGTATAATTCATTACCATACGTTGTTACAGCTTCTTCAAAAGCAGTAAAAAACGATCCAGATTGTAATTCGATATCTACTAAAGGATAACCTAATCTTGCAGCACAAAATTTTGCTACTTTAACTGCGTCAGTTTTAAATTGGTCATCACCATTATAAAACCCAAAAGGCACCGCTCCATCTGTCCATTGTGGACATCCATCGTAAATTGGTATATTCATGTTAAACGATTTTATTATAAATATGAAAAAAAAAGGCCGAACTAACGTTCGGCCTAATTTTATTTAATCTTGGTTATAGATCTATTATATAGTGTCTAAACCTGCGATATCAATTGTTCCGTAGAATTCTGGTCTAACCATTTTCTTAGCGTAACGAGTCAATAATCCTTTACGTGGTGTGAAGGTATTTGGATCGTATACTAGTGGAGTCATGATTAATGGAATATATGGAGCAAATACAGCACCAGTTTCCAAGAATTGAGATCCTCTGAATCCTAACAACATTACGTTAGATTTCATGTAAGGGTTCTTGTAAACTTTATATCTTCCGTTTAATGAACCAACTTTCTGAACACCAAATGCATAAGTTGCTTTTGCAGCATCGCCATCAGTATCAGCAGCAAATCCTGGAATAGATTCTAGGATAGTACCTACAGAAGGAGAACATACTAGGAAGTTTGCTCCACCTCTTAAAGTCTTCTGGTGAATGATGTTACTTAATTTTTGGATTTTAGTTCCTAATGTTTGGAACCACTGTCCTTGAGAGTTGTAGAATCCTAAGTTTTTCTGAGCACCTGCAGCGCTAGTAACACTAACGTTGTTTTCAGCTGACCATACTTCGTTTCCAGCAGCAGCGCCACTGATCAACATATCTAAGATCTCTAAATCAATTTCTAGTGAAATGTACTCACTTAAGATAGAAGTCAATTCAGCTTCAGCATCTAATGCATGGTATGCATTTAAATCCTGTGCGAATTCTGGCGTCCATACAGCTTTCAATTTTCTAGTTTTAGCAACGATAGCAGATGATTTCATCTGAACGTTGATTTCTGGGATTGAGATTGATGGAGAGTTCAAGCTGTTTGGCTCTGGGTTTCCATCTTCAAAATCACCTCTGTATCTATCAGTTGGTTGTAATTGGTAAACAACACTTGCAGAAACATTTGTTGCTGCTGAGAATGATTTACTTACAATAAAGTTAACTACTTGACCAGCTTCATCCCATTTAGTGTATTGAGATAATTGGTTACCAATAATTCCTTTTTCATATGCCGTAGCATCAGATCCTGTAATAAATTGGAATGCGTTAACACCTTCTTTATCTAAAAAGTCTAGTCTATTAACTGGGTAGCTTACTTTATCAAATGTAGGGAATCCTGCACTTGAAGAGTAATTTGAATCATAATCCATATCCGCCCAGTTTGCTGTAGCAACTGCACTTGGTAATTCGACTGATTGTGTATTGTTAATTGAATAACCGAATCTTCCTGATCCGTAAAGTCCACCTTCGCTGTCGTTTCCGAAGTTGTTTCCACCTATACTGTTACCGTATAAAGAAGATCCTGATGCGAAAGGAGATTTGTCACTTCCGTATTGGAAGTCTAAGAAAAATACTAGTCCTGAAGGTAGGTTCATTGGTTGAACGCTAACAAATTCTTTTGCAGCGATTTGACCAAATACTTTTCTTACCAATGGTAAAGCAACTCCTGCCCACTGGCCACCGTTGTTTACTTGTGTTTGGCTAGAAAATGTACCTGAAGAAGCAGCTCCTCCACCTGTTTGTGAAGACTCTACTACTAATTGTTTAGCTTGGTTTTCAAGAATAATACCCATGTTATTTTTGTGGGCACCACCTAAACCTTCTAAAAGACCTGTTTTTTCCCATTTGCTAGATAATCTAGCTGCGTCAGACTGCATAGTTGAGTATGAGTTTGCGCTTTCTAATAGTGAATTTAAGCTCATTTTAATAATTTTTTAATGATTAATTTAATTTAATTTTTACAATAACCCAGCAAGTTTTCTCATTCTGTTATAAACATCATTAGACTCGATGATAGGTTGAACATTAGCTTTTGGTTCTAAACCACTAGCTTTTGATGCAGCACCTTTCTTTACTGATTCGTTAATTGTTGGAGTTGTTACAGTTGATGTAATTCCTTCGTTTAACGTTTCAAAGATAGTTTTTGCTTGTTCTACGCTTACAGCTTTGTCAAATGCTTTTAACACTTTAACTTTCTTGCTTTCGTTTAAGTTTTTCGCTTTAAAGATTTTGTTAGTGTAAAGTAATTTAGCGTTAAGTAGGTTGACTTCGTTTAGTTCAGCTTTTAGCTCATTTACTGAGGCTAATGCTTCTCTTAATCTGTCTTCTTCAGCATCGATTTGTGGTTTGGATTCTTTTTCGAACTTACCGTCCTTTTTCTCCTTATCACCTTTTCTCATTACTGGATCAGACATTTCGTCT